TATCATCTCCTTATATTAAGCGAGTTAAAATACCCCCCAATTGGGCAGGCATAAATATTATAGCATATTAATGGTATAATGAATGTATCATGAGCAATTCACTTCCATACCGTCAGAGACAGCAGATGCTGCGACAAAGAGCTGTTGAACAACAAAATCCCAACAGTCAAGAAGCTACAACAAAAAGAATTGAAGATAGTAAGCGTCAAAGATATGAGCTGCAAGAGTCAAAACGTGCCCCAAAAATTCAAATTGATCAAAAGATTATTTTGTGGACATGGCTTGTTGGAATAAGTCTAGCCTTTATTTCTTCTGCCATTGTGTCTTTTAATGGTATTACTGCTGTTGCACAATTTGTGGGCTTATCTCAGCCATGGATGGCTGGACTATTCTTCTTTTTTATTGAGCTTATGTATCTTTTATTTTTAATTGCCTATTTAGTTTTGGCATCCAGGATTAATGAAGACGGTAAGCCAGAAAAAACAATGGGTGCTATTGTTGGTATGATAGCGTTTGGCGGTCTTGCTGTTTTAGCAAATGCCTTTCACTCTTTTGACTATTGGGCTTGGACTTGGGTTGAGCCAAGAATGTGGGCAGGTGTTATACTTGGTATATCTGCTCCAATTGCTATCATTAGTGCCTCTAAGTTAGCATCACGAGTAGTTTTTGCAAAAGCAATTAAATTATAATAGAAAGATTGGTATCGGTATGAATAAAATAAAGCTTGCTATAGCTGTCCCAACACGTGGAAGACCACACAACCTTGAAAGATTAGCAAAGGCTGCTAAAAATACATGCAAAACTGATTATGAAATATTTGCAAGATTAGACGAAGATGATAACTCCGTATATCCAGAACTTGATGGTGTCAGGTATTCTGTTGGTAAGAGAATCTTTTATGCCAACTCTGTCAATGAAATAGCAAAAACTGCCCTTGAAGAAGGTTTCACGCACATTGCCATACTTGGCGATGATGTTTTGCCAGAAACAGAAGGCTGGGACGAAAAATTAATTAGCTCTCTTGATGGCCTTGGTGTGGTTTATGGAAGTGATGGCCTAGAGCATTTGCACGGAGAAGATCTTCCTACACACGTTGTTGTACCAATTGAAATGTATAAGCGTTTAGGCTGGATTGCTTTACCGACACTAAGGCATTTATTCTGTGACAATGTCTGGCGTGAGCTAGGAAAAGCAACTAACTTCATTTATCGCTCAGATATAAAGCTGTCTCATCTTCACAGATGGAATAAGGCAGCTCCTGATGACATAACATATCAAGAAGCTAATGATAAAACCAAACGAGAGGTTGACAAACAAGCTTTTGAGGCCTGGAGAGATGGTGCAGGACTAATTGCAGCAAAGAAAGCGCTTAAGGGATAATGACAATCGTTGGTCTTTCTCATGGCTATCCACCAATCTGGAATATGGGCGGAGAGGTATCATTACATAGAACCTTGGTTGCTGCATCTGGTAAAAAAATAGTTCTTACCTCCACAGAAAAGGATTATACTTTTGAAGGTATTGATGTTAAAAAAATTAAGATACCAAATGTTTTGGATGTAAATGCAAATCCTGTACCAATTACTAGACAGCTGAGAGAATTGAATGCTAGAGTTGTTATTGGGCAAAATGAACTATCTGTTCCTGGAGTAGAAGCTGCCAAAGATGCTGGAGCTATTTCTATTGTTAATGTTCATACGCCACCAAAATATGGCAGGGCAATAAGAAAAGCTGTTGTTTATGCAGATTATGCAATATATAATACCTCAACCTCTGCTAAACTTTGGGGAGAGCCTAATGCCTTAGTGGTACATCCACCAATAAACCAATTACCAGCAAAAACCAAGCCAAAGGGAAATGCCTATACTTTGCTGTCATCTTTAGTTAATAAGGGCGTAGAAGTCGTTTTAGAGCTTGCTAGGCTATATCCAGACCAAAGGTTTATTATTGTAAGATCTCCAGCAGAACCAACTCACGGACTTGTTGATATCGAAGATAGGGTAGCAAAACTACCTAATGTAGAACTACATCCAAGAGTTGCACCAGAAGAAGTTTATAAATATTTTGAACAAACTAGAATATTATTAGTGCCTTCAAGATATGAAACATATGGTATGTCTGCCATTGAGGCTGCTGGGTATGGTATTCCTTGCGTTCACGTAGATACGCCACACGTTCGTGAAGGAATCGGAGATGCAGCTATTCTTGTTGCCCCATTAAATGTAGAAGAAACTGCCAAGGGGATTGATACAATAGAAAGCAATTATGAATTTTATAGCAATAATGCTAGACTAAGAGCCGAATGGCTACAAGATCGTCAGGCTATGGAGCTAAAAGCATTTGCAGATTTCATTGAAAATGTAAAAAAACCAAAAGATAATTCTTTAAGGCAAAAGGCAGTCGCTAGAGCATCCAGAGTTAATAGGTAAACTCGTAGATTGATGGATTTGGGAATCTATCTGCTAAAACTTTTGTTTTTACCTGATCGAACGAGTCGTCATTGCTAGAAATATAATCATATATCATGTTGTCAAGATCATAGGATATTCTGGATCGTGATTCTGGACCATAAACTTTAACATCAGTCATTTGAATTCCGCCAACGTTATATGTATTTCCGTATCTTGATCGCCAAAAATCTGTATACTCTAAAACTGATTTTAGTTTGGTTTTTTCCATAACCATTGGAACATGCAGCTCATAATCTAAGATATCCTTTTTAAAACGTTTAGATAAATTATTTAATGTTTTGTTGAGCATAGCAACATAAGAAGTATTCCCAGATAAAGCCATATAAGAACTAACTTTATTTTTCAATAAGCCACCATGCATATACGGTATGTCACTTACTTTGTTGATAACATAAAAATCATCATTCATTAAAATAAAAGATTCTGAGATTAACTCGGAATTGCATGCTGCATATAAGTTTGCCCTGGCATTTTTATATTTTCCTTTTTGTTGTGGCACATCAATATGATTTCCAGAATACCAATCTGGTTTTCCGCCGATTACCCAAATATTTTCAAAATTTAAATTAGCAACAATAGATCTAATTGAATATCTGAGCTCTTCGTTATTTCCATTTTTACAAATATAAACTACATCCAATGTTTATCCATTCTTTATAAAATAAGTTTATCATAAAAAACAGGCTGCCCGTTGGGACAGCCTGCCTTTATAAAATGCATTACTTCTTTTTAGTAGCAGTAGCTTTCTTGGCTGCTGGCTTCTTGGTAGGAGCCTTTAGTGGCTTAGCACTCTTTGCTGCAGCGTCTACCTCATCTACTGATGGCACTCTTCCAAAGGCTGGATCGTTTGGATTGATGGCCCTTAGAGCTACTGGAATAATTGCAGCTAGCAAAGAATATGCTAGGTCAGCAGGATCGGTTACCCCTGCCAAATATAGGGCAGATGCTGCTGCTAATAGACTTCTACCATAGGATGCTAGCGCATTTTTTAGTTGTTGCTTGTTCATGTTTCTCCTTATTTTTATTTTTCTATACAGGTGTACAGAAAACCTTAACTCTTACTTTTAGTATCTTCTTCTGGCATAATCTTTTTCAATTTAAAATATGCCGATGATATATTGTCAATTATTCTTGTATACACACCTTCTCCTACAGACTTTCCATATGTCTGTGCATAGTCAAGCTCTGGCTCAACAGCCTTTTGAAAGTCTAATAACTCTTTCTGAACGTCTTCAATATACTGAAAGGCCCAGTCACGAGATTCAGATATAAATTTTAAGAACCCGTCAGTTTTTTCTATCTCAGCATTTTGATATTTTTTAAGCTCGTCGTTTAGTTTTTGAACTATAATTCCTTTGTCTATTACTTCTTGGGCCAATTTTTCAATAATTTTTTTATTTTTAATTCGCAGCTTAATGTTGGCTATCAATAGCAATATGGCAAAAATTGATATTCCTGAAAAGGCAATAATGTCTAAGATCATTCTTTTCCACCTTCTCTTACAATAAGCACAATGGCTCCATTATCTTCTAGTGCTTTTTTAGTTCTGATCATATATTCAACTGCACGTCTTTTATCTTCATCCGATAGTGACATAAACATTTTTTCACTTGCCTTAACAGTAATAAAATTATCGTTATCAATAATTTGTAAAGCAAATCCTTTTGGTGCAAAATGTGCTAAAGAATGAAATGCTCTCTTCATTGAATCTGTGTACATTCTATATCCTACTCATCTATCGTTAGATCTTTCCATTTATTTGCCCAATCCTTTTTACTTCTGTGGTTATTAAATTCTCTAGATATTTTACCAGACTCAAGGTAAATTCCGCCCCACACGCCCCACTCTTTTTGGGAAACGCCAACAGCAAAACAGTCTCTGGCTACTGGACAAGAAGAGCATAGTTTATCTATTGCTGGTCGAAGTGCTGGTTCCTCTTCATACTTATCAAAAAATAAATTTGTGTCATACCCAGAGCAAACTGCAAGATCTTTCCATTTATGCTTATGCATTATGCTTCTTCTGTTCTGGGATGTTCCATCCATCAATAGATGGCTCAAATCTTTGTTGGATATACCAAACACCTTTAATGCAAACCCCATGCTTAGATGTCCTGGCCTTGTCCGATTTATATCGCCTTACAACTGTCCAGCCATCCCAAGACAAGTCTTTACTTGTAGAAACAACTTTTTCCATCTCTTCAATTGTTCTAATAATCATTTTTATTGCTTTCTCATTTGATTTAAAACCTATATACTCCAACTTGAGCATCCTTGCTTTCTGCATAAGATACTATAGGAGATACTGGTTCTTTCGGTTTACTAAAAAAGGCAAAATACCCAACATCATGAATATTTTCCTTGATCCAGCTAGGTGGAACTTTAATTACCCTAATCTTAATTCCACGTGCTTTTAGACTTCTTTCAGATACATTAGAAAATTCCATGGCCATTGAATTAATTTGAGATGGACCAGCGCTATAGATATAAATCTCTTTGTCATCAGATTTCATATCAGATAGGGCTGTCCCCATTGCCCTTAGGAAAATAGAATAGTCGCTAAATGTTTTTGTTCCTTGAATTGCCACTATCATTTTCTCTCCCTTCCGTTAAAGCCTCTACAATGTGTGTAATCTTTTCTAATTGTACCTTATCCATGTTAATTGTGTCAACTTTTCGTGTTGTCTCTTCATCAACCATGCCGCCATCCATATCTGCCATAAATAAAGAATTATCCCTAATCCAATAAGCATGGTTTTCAACAAAAACAACCCTAGTATACCTACTATTTTCTTGATTTTGTGACTGGCTTTTTGGCCTTTTTAATTCAAATTCTGACTCTGGAATATATCGTTTAATTATTTCATGTATATGGGCTTGACTATATCTAATCACGTTATAAGTATTTGTTAGATCTTTTCTGCTTTTTGCATAGATTAAAGCAACAAGACCTACCCCAATTAGGGTTATGACTGATCCCAAAACATATTCCATGGTAATATTATACTTTATTCTATTACTTCGCCAATGTAAGTATTATTTATAAAGGTTGACATCCATTTTTTAGAAGCCTGGTCTGCCTCTTCTCCAGTTGTAAAACGAACGTCGTTATACTTTTCATTAAAATGAAAGAAAACCATTGTTACAAACTCAGAATCATTGAATGTTTTTTGCTTCCTCCAATGAGCATGTGTATTTGTTGGTATAGTTAGGGCATTATTATTTTTTAATTTATATAGCACACCCTCTACAGCAATTTCCCAAAATGTGTTTGAGTCAAGCTGGTAGTCTATGCATAAAACTGCATTAGACGGGTCTAGATGTGGCGGCAAATCTGGTTTACCAAATTTACTGCTATAGGTAGCAGTATAAATGCTACCAACCTCTATTTCTGAATCAGATACTGCTCTGCCAAGCTCATTAATTTTATCTAATATTTCTCTTGGGAACAGATCAATATCCAAATTAAGTCTAGATCTGCCTAATTGTGGCTCATCTAAAAATTCATCAGCACGAGAATCTTCTATATGATTCTTTAATATTTCAATTTCTTGTTCAGTTAAAACATCTCTAAGTATTTCTGCCTTATACAAGCTCAAACCCCTCATCTATAGTAGTAGCTTTTGAATCTTGAGAATTTAAATAAAGGTAGGTGTTAAATCTATTTAATCCATAATCCATTATTTGTGCTCTATTAAAATTGTAGGCCTTTATTCTTTTTTCCCTAAAGTCTTCATTCTTAACACAATAATCTTTAACGATCTCTACAATATTTGTAGGGCCAATAACAAAAAAGGTAAGCTCTTTATCCATCTTTTTCATGGTACTCCTAAGTTCTTCTGCAAATTTTTCAAATGCCATAGAGTCCGAATGTGACTTATTGCCATCAACAATAACCAGCAAGGCTACTCCCCTTTAAACCTTTTTACTGCATCTAAAATAATTGAGACACGATAATCAAGAGAGTCTTCTTCTGGATTTCCAGTATTAACAATGTGAATGTCATACTCTGATGGATCTGGCTCTTCCCAATAGTTTAGCTCTTGAAACTCTTCAATACCGTGAGAGTCAACAAGGTGGACTTTTCTTTCAATATATCCAGGAATCTTATCAAAATCTTCATGTGGAATTGTATCGACATAAACTGCAAGGTCTGGCATAATCCTACCACCCTCAATTTTATATTGCTCACGAGACTCTGCCGTAGCAAAATAGCCGCTAGTGATTATATCACCATGATAATTTCTGTCAAATATTTTGGCGACAACTCTAAGCCATCTAGCCTGCTGGGGCTGCGTGTGACCCATAGGTAGGTCTGTACTAGCCAAATACCAAGCGTCTATTTTTTGCGCTAAAGATTTGCCAATTTGATCCCTAGCAGCGGCATCCATTCCAAACATTTGAATAATCATTCTTCGTCCTTTAATCTATTTTCAATTAATCTTTCTGATTCATCTACAATTTTAAAAGCAAATTTCATCATTTTGTCATATCCAACTGCTGTAGACATTATTTTATTGTAATGATGTGAACAAAATAGTAAATCTCCAGTCACTCCAGTTACCTGAAAATATGCTTGTGCTCCACAGGAATCACAGCGATCTTGAGTAGTTAGAGTCCACTCTTTGACTTTATCTTCAGTAATGGCCATATCATTCCTTATTTTTTATTGTCAGTTGAATAGAAGCCACCACCGTTAAAGGTAACTCCTATATTAGAGTATACCCTACT